TTTACACCCTTGAAGATTTAAAATGGCACGCTTAATGCCAAAAAAAATCAATAAGGTTTGCCCTTCGCAGAGCGTGTAAATTTTGATTTTGGTAGTTCGTCTAAACTACCTGATAAATTATTGCTTCTGGATAAATAATTTGGTCTTTCTTTATTATTTATCGCATTATAAGCTATTTTATAAATATTTGTAGATCCATTAACATCTCTATTCCAATAACCGCATCCGTTCTTACAACAAATCAGCCCATGGACGATAATGTTTCCAATTCTGTATGGTTTTGGATTTTCCCTAACCATCGTCTTTTTACAAATACCTATTTCACATTTGGAACACATACAACTTGTTCTAAATTCATCAACCAAATAAGTTTGAAACCCTGCTTTTCTAAATAAGGTTCGCATACCTTTTCCTTTGGTTGCTTCTTTATATTTCATTTGTTTTTTTTGTTCGTAATCGCCAAAACAAACTACAACTTCTTTTTCATTTCCAAATATGCGTTTAAAGTTATTTAACATTTTTTGTTCGCTTCTTTTTGTGTTTCTATAACTTTGTAAGCGTAATTTTCTAAAAATGTATTTTTCATAAAAGCTAAATAACATTCCGTTTATTTCACTCTTCTTTTGAATATATTCCTTAAATTTTGTTATGTTAAGTGATTTTCTATTTAGTTTGGATAATTCAGTTTCCCATTCTATAATTGTTTTACCATGTATTTTTTCCTTTTTCAATTCCAATTGAATTTTTGAATACTTCTTTTTCTTTGTTTCTTTTCTGCGTTGATCTTGTGAATATCTAAATGTATTTGCTTCTTTATTGGAATTATCAACACAATAAATCAAATCACATTTACCAGGATCAATCGCCACTATTTTTTTATTTTGTAAAGAAGAATAATCATTTAGTTCATCAATATATGTTTCAGTTGATAAACCTTTTTTCATCATAGGTAATTTCTTACCAATTAAATCTTTACGCAATAATAACAAAGAACAGCTTACACCATCTGTTTCTATCATATGATGAAATTCGTAATATTTTTTATGAAACATTTTTCTTTCAGTTCTAAAAAAGAATTCCCATATTTTATCTTCTTTGCGTTTCAAATTCCCTTTTGTTAAAAAATCACTTTTATTTCCTTGTTTCTTTGTCATAAGTAAATGAACTAATGTTGTTGTATCTAATCTTATATGTTTTGGTATAACTTCACTTCTCATAGGAAATACATTATAAATAGTTTGTTCTTCCTTTTCAATTTGTTTCATCATAAAAATCATACAGCCAAAATAATCAAATGGACTACACATTAAGTCATAAACGATATTATTCTTTTTATAACTTTGTTTGTTTGGCGTAATAAATTGTTTGTGTTGATTAATCCATTTATGATAGATGGAATGAGATTTATAATTAACATTTTCTATATTCAATAAATCTGTTTTTATTTTGCGTAGTTGATTACATAAATTATTTATCCTTTGTTCCTTTGCTTTTTGTGTAATATTAAGCTTTCTTATTTTGCTTACAATAAACTTCTTTTTCCAAACAACATTTACATATCTTTCAACATACTCTACATAATGTAATTTAATATTGTTCTCATACATCGTAAGAATATCAATTGTAAGATAATCTAAAATGGTGTTCATATGTGTATAATCTAAATTTTCATTTTGAATAAGCGGTTGAAAATCTGTTTTGTAAAAAGCTGTTAAATTATCTTTTAATTCTTTAATTTCTTTTTTTGGTGGTCGTCCAGATGATTTTTCATTACATAATATTTTCATACACGAATTAATAAACTCATCATTTATAAGAGGTAATGTATTATACTTATCATAATGATCCAATAAAAAAAGTTTCATAAACATCATAGTTTGGATAACAATTTTATTACATTTAATGATCGCATTTGTAATTTTCGGTAAGTTAATGTCAGGATGTTTCAAGACACTTTTTAAGGAGGTTTTAATTCCTTTGAAAAAGTCGGTTGGTGGATTTACTTCTTTTTCCATCCCTTATAATATTCCTAAAGATTTTATTTTAAGTAGTTTTCCAATAAATTAATATATTTTAAGAATTAAATATATAAAATCTTTATAATAATAAATATAAAATGGAAGAAAAAACTGACGGCACATTTGGTTTATTAACTTTTGTAAATAATTATGAATTTGATAGCTTCAAAAATGATATGAATAATTTATTAAGAAAAAGTAATTATATTAATGACAATATTAAATATACTTTTAATAATGACATTTGTATATGTAATGTTTCTAAAAAAGATGTTCCACCTTGGAATAATAATGTTGTGTTTAAGGAAAATATGAATGAAAATAAAAATCATACACATTATCGTATTATATTAATTAAATATAGTGAAAATATTTATTACTTTGAAAGAAATGGAAATATTAGTGTGTTTGATATCCTTAATAAGTATGCTTTTGATTTATTTGTAAAAATTAAATGGAATAAATTATTTAATGAAAATAAAAACATGTCTTTCAAAGAATTAATAAATAACTATTTAATAAATGAGATTAAAACTACCGATAATATAAAAACTCTTAACAAATTCTTTAATGACAATAATTTTGAAAATATTGATTTTAATAATATTAATACATATGAAAAAATATATAATGAAATACCTCAATTACAAGAAGCATTAAAATTAATACCATATGATTATAAAACATGTATTCAAAAAACTAAAGATGGTGATAAACAAAGTGAAACAATATATAATAAAAATGTATGTGAAAATAATGATAATTATATACTACTTGATTGTAAATATACACATAGTGAAAGAATAGAAGTAGCTGACATTTATGATAAACTTAATTGTTTATTTTTTCATAATAAAAAATCTGGTGATCTAAGATGCTTAGGATTTCAAACAATTTTAGGTTCATTAATTTTAAAAAATAAAGCTAAATGTGATAATTATTTTGAGGAATTAAATAAAAAGGGAATTGATTATAAGCAAATTAATACTGAAAATTTTAAATTTGTTGTTGGAATTATTCAAATGACAAAAACAATAAATTATAAAGATAAAATTACACTCGGTATTGTTTATTGTTATTTAAAAAAAATGAATATTGATTTTTATATTGATAAAATTGATGTAATAAATAAACCAGATCCTGAAACGAAAGACAATTCTAAACCAAAATCTAAAACTAAATCTAAATAAACTCCTTCCAAAAATCTTTTTTAAATTCTTTGAATATATTCCAATCTATAGCATATGATGAGTATAAACAACTTTGAATAATTTTATCAAATTTATCACTTTCAATAACTTTACTAATATAAGTTGCTTCGTCTAAGTTATCAACTTGTATTGCCATAGAATGTTGTGTCATTCCATATTTCCCCTCCATATCAATAACTGGTTTATATATTCCGCTATCGCCAAATATTACTTTTGATACTCCAAAATGTCCTCTATCATTTACTTTACTATACATATATCTAATACCAGCTTTAGGAGTAGAATGAACGCAAGGATATTTAAATTCTTGTGATTGAATTGATGACATCCATTTTTTTCTTGGTTCATAAGCAGACATACTCTGTATTATAGGACATCTTTCACAATCATTTTTAGCTAATATTTTGTTAATTTCTAAAATATTTGAATTAGGCAACCAAGATAATTCACACAAATTAATTTCATTTTGTTTTCCATCTTCATCTACAATAATTGTATTTTTGTATTGATTTGTTTTTTCAATTAAATACCAATCATATCGTGTTCCACAATTAAATACTTTTTGTCCGTCTTTTATTCCGTGTATTTCTAAATATAACAATTGATTTTGTTTTACCATCAAGTCAAACATTTTTGTAAATTTTCCTCTTTCCGTATTTGGTTTTCTCCAACCTGGAGGATGAACGAATAATAAATAACCATTCGGCAATAACCATTCATTAAGAGATTTTTTTGTAAAATCCTGCCAAATCGTATTTCCTGTAGCAGTATCTCCACTTGAATTATATGGAGGATTTCCACATATCATATCAAATCCGTTAATATTCCACTTATCTTCAATATTTAATTCAAGAGTATCTCCTGTATAGTTATTAAATTCAAAATCCAACTCATCTAATCCACAATAGCTTTGAACATGACATTTCATTATTTCTGTTGTAATGAAAACATTTAACGCAGTTAGATCAGCATAGTAAATACACTCAGTCATAATAACACGACATCTTTCTATTTCATCAGGATACATTTCTTCAAGACCCTTATAAAATCTGTCAAATATACCTAACACAAAATTTCCTTTACCACAGCAAGGTTCAAATACTTTTTGAGGTTTTTTCCAAAACTCTACTGGCGTTGAGTTTAACATGTCATCAACTAATTTAACAGGAGTTGGAACTTCTGCGTTTTGTTTTTTTTCATCATTCGTAGGTATAAAATGTTTTTCAATAAGCTCACGCAACTTATTAGCAGGAGCTATGCTATAAATCTCACGAATGTTATTAACAATTTCAGCATTATTATCTATAATATTGTTCATTATATTTACTATAATAATATAATTATCTTTATTTAATTCAATTTTTTTGTCTTTTAATAATGAAATAATTAATCTTCCTGTTTTTTCACTTGTAAATATCTCTTTGAAATCAAATAACTTATATGATCTTGAAATTAACGCTAATAATGGAAATAAGAAACTCTTACACATTTCGTAAGTTTGGTTAATCAAAAGTTCAATTTTAGCAATTTCTTCTTCATTTAACTTATTGTCATTTTCTTTGACATTATTAATATCGTCAGGAGCGTCAATTTGAACCTTTGTTTTATCGCCTTTAGGACAATCTTGTTGTTCTCCTTCTAAATCTTTATTAATTTTTTTTAATTCTCTTTTTTGAAAATCTATTTTTATAAAATCTCGCATATCATCATCACAAATAAGATTTTCTAAGAAAGGTGTATCATCAATTTCTTTCATAATGTTTTCTGCTTCTTTTTGGTAGTAAGACATTATCTCAATTGTTGTCATTTTTCCGTTATTAATTTGTTGGGGATCAAATAAGAATATATTGTGTTCAAATAAATAATATAGTATTTCAGCATTTGTTTTTGTAGTTTTTGTATTTCTCCTATGTTTTTGAATTATATCAATCAAATATAAATAAGTTCTTTGAATATTCATATCTACATTTATTCCTATTGTTTTACCATCTGCTTCAGTTAAAGCTCTTGAAAATCGTTGTTTTTGATTATCTAAATTGTGACCATCATCTAATGATATTGTAGCATCACAATCTTTGTATGTAATGCCTACGCTTCCTTTATTGCCTAATAATAAAATACAACCTTTTTTATTTTCAGTTTTTGTCTTATTCATTATCGTTTGTATGTATTCATTATATTCTTCTTTGACATTTCCAGTATCTTCAGTAGAATTAGAATATTCTATATTATAATCACACCATAAATTATGTGTTTCTAAAAATTGTTTGAATGTTTTTTGTAATAATGATATTGTGTTATTTCTTGTATGAGTAGGAAGATACATAATAAATAGTAATGGATTTTCAATTGTTGATTTTCTTGAACCACGACTTGTTTGTGTATTTTCAATTTGTTTCATAATTGTTTTTCTCATTCGGTTCGTTGAAATAATATAATCAAAGAACCCTTTTAATATATCTATTCCATCAGTAGTTTTACATAATTCAAATTCTTCAGCATATTCTACTTCACCTTTTTCATTAATAATTTGTTTTAACGCAAACAACGAACCGCAATTATAACCAAAGTTAGTTCCATTATTATCGTTGTATTCGTTTATCTGTTTAATTAACAAATCAGGAATAGAATGTTTCATTAATACCTGAGTAGGATGTTTAGAGTAATCTTTGTTTAAAGTTTCGTTTTCTAAACACTCTGTAAATGTATTTCCATGACGATTAACCATATAATCAATTATATCTTCTCTATTTTTTACTGCTGGTTTTATCAATTCTTTCATAAATGCTTCGTCTTCAATTTCCCATTCGTAAATACAAGAGCTATGAATGCCATAATATTTTTTTGTTTTATCTGCGGTTCCTGAAGCAAATATATTTAGTTTTATATTTTTACGGATTTCTTCAACATCACTATCAACATCTAAAATTTCGGTTTGGGTTTTATCAGTTGATGATCCTTGATGTGCTTCATCGGTAATAATTGCGTCAAACCCCATTTTTTTTAATAAATCTTTTTTCTTACTTTTTCCATCTATTTTAAGATATTGAACGCTACAAAACACAATACCATTAAATGTTTCGTGAATTATATCAAATTCTTCCTGTAATTTGTAATTAATATTTTTGAAATCAATATATTTTTCTAAATCATTCATAAAACTATTTATGGTTGCTGGAACAGATGTCATTATTAGTATTTTTTTATAACCATGTTCTAATAAATATTTACATATTAATAACATAGTAATACTTTTACCGCTTCTTGGTTTATGTGCTATACACCACATTTTATGTTTATTTGTTAAAAACGAATTTATAAATTTTGTTTCTGTCATTTTTTGATGTAATTTTTTTATCAATTGTTGTCTTGGTGATAATAAATATTCCGCATTAATGAAATCAACAAAGCCATCAATATCTAATACATTACTTGAAAATCTTTGACAAAACACATCTAAAGCTTTAATAATATCTTTTTCATCAAATAATAAACCATTTTCTATAATTTTGTCGTGTATTTGTTTGTCAATATTTAGTTTATTTTTGTATTTATGTTTTATTACAACTTCTTTATCCTTAACAACTAATCCAATTTTATAGTCATCTGTTATATTTTGTTTTGATATTGTGTTGTCAATTTTTGATACATCGGTTTCGCTATATTTGTTTTTATATTTAATTGTAAATAAAACAAGTGTAGTTCCCTGTTTTATAGCCATATCAACAATATTATTACCTCCACCATCAACCTTTACCTTTAACAAAGAATTAATATTTTTAATTTGTTTTAAGTTTTGTAATTGTCCATCATAAATTTCTGTATAATTTATATTTTCTATACACTTTAGAATAATAAGAATTTGACAAAGGGTTTCAAAAATCCATCCTTGTCTTCTTTCATCATATAATTCTTTGTTTTCCTTGATGATCATATCAAATAATTCTTTACCTGTTAATTTTGTATTTGCCAACATATTCGCCAATATATCTTTACGAAATACTTGACTAATAAATACACTTTTTTCTTCATCTTCAATTATCAACTCAAACTTTTTAGTCAATAATTTTGATTTAACCTTTTTTGTTTTCTTTACAATAATAATCTCTTCCTCACTATCAGTAGCATTAATAGGTTGAAATTCACTCATTTTAAGTATTGTGTATATTAGTATATTCTATTTATTATTTAATAAAAAGTAAATCAATTTTTTATTAAATAAAAAATCTAATGTTTTCTATGTCTGCGAGTTCTGCGATGCTTGGTTTTTCTATGACGACGAGTTCTTCTTGGCATATTAATATATTGTAATATTATAATTTTGTAAAAATATATTTTTGAGTTCTTAAATATTTATTTTCTTTTTCATTAAAAAATCGGTATTCTTTACTTTCTAAGTTATATTTTTCTTTTGTCAAATGCTTTATGATTGACAACCAAGGTCTTTTTATTTTACTTGGTTCTCCAACTGCCTTAATTCCATTAAAACTATAATATTTTCTTATTTCTGGAATAAGTTCCATTATTTGTTTTTGTTTATCATATTCATTATCTAAATCACACAAATTAATTATATTATTATTTTCTAAATCTAAAATAGATATAATTTTATCTACAATTTCTTCCTGTTCTTTTTTATATAACTCACTTTTAAGACGCATTACAATATACTTAAACTAATAAATAAATTTTAAGTATATTATTT